ATTGCTTGTTGAACACTGCTACCAATAGCTTGAATAGATTCAACTGCCGAATGAGTATATAGATACTCATAAGAATTTTTAATTCCATTTGTTCGAAAATGTGCTAAGGATTCAGCAATACTTTCTAAAGCTGTTGCTATTCTTCCTATGTCAGTAGTATATTCAGCCATTAATCTGCTTTACCACACTTTTTACGTTTGTCTGTAGTTAACTGACCAAAATTTACTGGCCATTCTTTACCTGGAGATAATTCTACGGCACCTTTAGGAAACCCAAATTTTACATCAGCTGCTGATTCAATTTGACTAATAGGCATTCTGAACTTGGTAAGATCATTGCCTAAATTAGGGTATGGAGGAACATGTGGGAAAGCCCATCCAGCAACTTCTTTAGTTGAGTTATTAACTACAATTTTATAGAATCCATGTGGAACAACAATATTTTTACCAATTTTTTTATCGTTATTGTCGTATACTGCACCTACATATATGGTATAACTACTGTTTAATTGCACAGACCATCCACGAACTGAAGTTTCTAATAATTTCCATATGCCTCTATTCAAAGAACCAGCCTGTGGATACATATTGGTCATTAGGAAACTTTCATATTCTACCTGTTGATCCCAACTGAGATCGCCATCCGGAACAGCATGTCCTTTATCATAGCCCGTGCCTACATAATCATCTGGTGTTGGGCCGCCAGGCACACTGGCATCAGCTACAAAAGCATTAGTACGTTCAACACAACCTAATGCATTTTTTGGTTCTAATGTGTAACTAACATACTTAGGTATTTTAGCTGCTGCATCATAAGCACTCAAATAAGCTTGACGACAAATTGGAGTTAGTTGACTTTTTGTAGAGGCAAAACCATATGGACTATGTTGTTCGCATTGCTGCACAGGTAATACTGGTCGTTGAGTCCATGCGTGAGCGGTGCTGACCACTGTCATTGCTAGTAAAAAAAATGCTGATTTTATTAAAGTTTTCATAGACGACCTACCATTGCTTCTACCATGCCATATTCACCATCAAATGATTCTAGGCTTTTGCCAATGATAGAACCAATTTTAGGATTGTCAGTGGCTTTGGCGTATCCATCCCTTGCTGACACTAAAAAGTCACCTTTATTTACCTTGCCCTTAACTCTCACTGGAGTTCTTCCTTGCAGAGCAATTGCTACTACATGTTTCCCCTCACACTCACTGTTCATTAAATATGCTGGATTTTGTGACACTACACCAGCAAGACGTTGAGTATCCTCATCAGCTATGGTGACTTCTTCATCACCGCCGATCATTAATACAATACCATAATCATATTGTTGATCAGATACATAATTTTCTGCCAAGTCAGCATAACGTGCTGTTGTAGCTGTACCAGTCATAACACCAGCACTAAAGTTGCCACTGGCATCACGAAGCACAATTTGATTAGCAGTATTTGCACTAGTAGCTGTGATTGTTGCAGAGTTTGCCTGACTGGTAATTGAACCAGCACTGGTTGCATAATTTACTGATTGGCTACCAATATTATTTGATGTTATAACTTCTCTCCAAGCCGACCATGCTCCAGAATCATTATCACGTTTGCTACGAACATATACACCTGCATCAGCACCATCTGTTCCACTCCAGCCAACTAATAGTTGTCCCGCACCGGCTCCATACATATGAAGTAAATTTCCATATGTTGTGGGATAACCATTGTTATAAACTTCATAAAGATTTAATCCAGTAGATCCGCGAGTAGTGCCTGGTGCTGTATTTGTGTAAGCCCCTTGACTATTAATTTTTGTAGCTGTGGCAGAGTTTCCTGAACAGCTACTTGCTGTGGTTGCTGTGGCAGCATTACCTGTACAACTACCTGAACTACCCGAGGTATTTTGATTTAATGTAGGAAAAGTACAATTGGCTAAATTACCACTTGCTGGTGTACCTAATGCTCCACCATTGTATAACAAAGTGCCTGATGTTGGTAATGTTAATGTGGTTGCACCACCTGTGGTTAGTACAACAGAATGTCCGCCGCTGAGTGCCAAAGACGAACTGGATGCACCTAAATTACTAATAGAGTTGGCGTTTGCATCTAATCCACTCTTTACTGAAAAACTCTTTTTGGTTGCCGGCATTTGATTCCCTTTTCCTCAAATTTTAAGCTATTTAAACTGCTACTGCTTTAATGGCTACTTTAAATACTGTTGGTGTTCCTACTGATGCAGTTACTGGACTAGCTAATAATCTAAGATTACCTCCAGATATATCCATATCAAATGTAGCCAAACTAGCTGATGAATATATTTCGCCATATTGAGTCATATATACTGCGGTGCCATCATGTATGGCTAAAATTTTGGTTAAATGATAGCTAGTACTATAAGTAATCGAAACTAAAAATTCCACACTTCTATATGTGGCGCTGGCCACTGAAGCAATTACTTGATTGGTTCCTGTGGTAGTTGCACTAAGTGTAGCAGTATCTTCTAATAATAAGCTGTCAATAGTAATAGCAGATGTAGCAAGTGTACCAGTAATTGTTGGACTTGCAGCTAACACAACTGCTCCTGTACCAGTTACTGCACTTACTTGTGTGCCATTAATTTGTAATACATTACCAGCACTGCCTGTATCAAATGTTTTGTTAGTAAATGTATCAGTAGTAGCTTTACCAACCAATGTGTCAGTGCTTGTTGGCAATGTTAATGTGCCAGTATTACTGATTGTACTAATAACTGGACTTGTTAGTGTTTTGTTAGTCAAAGTTTGAGATGTTGTTTTATCAACTGTAGTAGCAGTGTCTATGGAAATGGTAACTGCTGCTGATCCATTGTAAGTGGAACTGGTTCCACTTAGGCCAGTACCAATAGTCAATGCTGCGGTTGCTGTTGCAGATACAGTTACACTTCCTCCCAAACTAACTGGTTGGCCGTTAATGTTAATACTACTATTAGTTAATTTTGCATTTGCAATCGATCCAGCTAACATAGTATTGGTAACAGTGCCAGTATCACCAGTTGTTACAACCGTACCGGTTACAGCAGGTAATGTTATTGTGGTAGTTCCTGCTATTGCTGTAGCTAATAAGGTAGTTGTTCCACTGGTCGATCCATTAAACTTAGCACCTGTACCTGTGATAGTTGGACTGGTTAATGATTTATTTGTAAATGTTTCTGTTTCAGCTAATGTGGCCAATGTGCCTGTTGTTGGCAATGTTACTGAAGTATTAGCAGTAGCAGTAAATGTCTGAGTAAATGCACCAGCGTGTGATACGTTACCTGCTAGAGTTAATGTACTAGCACCGTTGTTTACACCAGTGCCGCCATAAGTTCCTGTAATTACAGTACCCTGCCAAACACCAGTACCAATTGTACCTACTGACGTCAAGCTTGATCCAGTTACTCCTGAACCCAATGTGGTTGCATTTAATACACTAGTGTTATTGATTTTAAATGACTTGCCAGAAGCTATGTTCCAATGTTCACTGCTGGTCCAATTAGTATTGGTACTATCCCAAATAATAGTTTTATCTGTAGCACCTTTAAGTGTAATACCACCACCATTGGCAGTAGTATCTGTTGCACCGGATATATTTAAAATTGCTGCTGCTGCTGAACCAGAGCCCGTTAATGCTTGGCTTAATGTAATCTGTGTTGCGCTATCAACCGATAAAACTGTTGTACTTGCTGGTAGCGTAACTGTTCCTGCACTACTTAAACTAGTAACTGACGAACCAGGAATAATATTTGCTGTACTGGCTAGGCTTGTAACAACGGCGGATCCAGCTGCTATAGTACCTGTTACACTTACTGCTGCAACTGAACCTAAATCTAAATTTTTATCATCAACAGACAATACATTCGTGTTGAATGTTGTAGTAGTACCATTAACTGTTAAATTTCCTGTAACTACCGCATTGCCAGCTACACTTAAATCAGCATTGACTGTTGTGGTACCGCCATTAGCACTGCCTAGATTTATGTTAGAAGTAGAACCTGATGCTCCCCCTGTACCAATATTAACTGTTTTAGTTACTCCACTGGCATTTACACCATTTGAAATATTCGTAGTACTGGCTGATGTTCCGGTGTATCCCACAGTCAATGCTGTCGAACTAGCAAAAGCTCCAAATGTAGCACCGCCGTCTATAGAAGTGGTAAAAGTAGGACTAGTTCCAAATACCACTACACCAGTACCAGTTTCATCACTGAGCACACCGGCTAATTCACTACTACTTGTTGCAGAAAACGCACTTAATTTATTGGCCGTATAAGCCACTGTGCCACCGCCACCAAATGCCACACTGCTTGCGTCAGTTCCAGTGAATGTTAATGTATTGTTGGCTGTTAGAGTTTTACCATCTGCAATGGTTAATGTTGAACCAGTAGCCGGCGCCGTAATTGTAACTTTATTGATTGTTGTAGCTGTGGCAGCCCCTAACGTAGGAGTAACTAATGTAGGACTTGTAGCTAATACAACTGCTGTTCCAGCAGTTCCAGTTACTGCACTGACAGTTGTACCATTAATTTGTAATACATTACCATTACTAGCTGCGTTAAATGTTTTATTGGTTAATGTATCAGTAGTGGCTCTGCCAACCAATGTGTCACTAGAAGCCACTGCTGGTAACGTCAACGTTCCTGTGGCAGTCGCAGCGGCTTGAACTGTAATAGTTCCACTAGTTGATCCTGCAAATTTAAGACCAGTACTAGAAGCAATGGTTTTATCACTGAGTGTTTCAACATTTGACAATGTAGCCAATGTACCTGTGAGAGGCAGTGTAACACCCGTTGTACCAGTACTAGTTAATGTAACTGCGTATTGACCATTTAAGGCCAATGATGCTCCTGTTACACCTAAATTTGAAATAGAATTAGCATTGTTGTCTAATCCATTTTTTGCTACAAATCGTTTATTAGTTGCTGCCATATTTTTATTCCAAGTTATCTAGTAGTATATTTATTGTTATACTGAAATTGCATTGATTGCGACCTTATACACAGTGTCGTTGAACACTGGTGTAGTTAACAATCTAATATTGTTAGCTGAAATATCAGCAGTGAATGTGGCCAATAATTGGCTAGGATTAGACAAGATCTCTCCATACTGTGTCAAAAATACTGCGGCACCATCATGCACTACTAGAATCTTTAAGGCATGATAATATGCGCCACTGGTCACTGACGCCGTAAACTCCACAGTTCTATATTTTACACCATTAACCGTAGCTGCTACTTGATCAGTGGCTGTGGTAGTTGTGGTCAGTGTACTTGAATCTATTAGAATTGTTTCATTGTCCAATGTAACTACACCAGCAGCAATCGAACCAGTTCCTGTGATGGTTGGACTGGTCAATGTCTTGTTAGTAAATGTTTCAAGATTATCCAATGTGGCCAATGTGCCTGTAGTTGGTAATGTTATATTGGTAGTGGCTGTAGTTGTTAAATTAGTACTATATGCTCCTGTAGTAGATAAACTACCACCCAAGGTTAATGTATTGGTACCATTATTAACTCCAGTGCCGCCATATGTAGGATTGACAATAGTGCCTTGCCATGTACCAGTGCCAATTGTGCCCACTGTTGTTAGACTGGAGCCTGTTACTCCTGCACCTAAATTTGAGGATGACAGTACCTGTGTTCCTGCAATCTTATAAACCTTGCCGGAATCTAAATCTAAATTATCATTGCTGGTCCATGCTGATGTGGTTCTTTTCCAAACAAAAGTTTTATTGTCAGCACCATGTACAGTAATGCCGCCACTATCGGCCGAGTAATCAGATACACCCCCAAGGTTAAATGTAATTGATCCTATAGTATTACTGCTGTCTGCTTGTACAGTTATGGCAGTATTACTTAATACATCAACCACTCTGGCATTAGGACCAACGTCACCGCTGCCACTGACCTTAGTCAATAACATTCCCCCAATGATTCCAGCTGTGCTGGTCATTCCTGATATGGTTGTTAAACTAGCCGAATCAGCAATAGTGCCAGTTAAATTATTCAGTGCTGCAATTACACCTAATTCAATATTTTTATCAGCTATCTTAACTTTGCCGGAATTGATTGTAACTATGCCACCTTCAAGATTAACATCACCATTGACCGTCAATCCCTTTATACTAATTGTATCACTCCAACTCGGTGCAGAGCCTGTACTGACCATGACCTTGTTGACTGCTCCAATGTTTAACTTGCCAAACGAACTACTAGCATTGGCATATATCATGTCACCAGTAGTATAGCTGGTTAAATTAGTACCGCCTTTGTTAACCGGCTGTGTAGTATGGTTAACTGAATCTAATAGATAACTACTGTTATTACCGTTTACTGTGGCAGCATCGATTACATTATCTTTGATATAGACTTTACCAGCAGTAACTCCATCGCTTATATTAAATTGACTTTTACTGAATGCTACTACACCACTGTTGGAGTATAGTTGATCACCACGAGTTCCATCTACTGGATCAATGTTTAATGTAACATCAGCATAGAAGTTATTAGTACCACCAGTTGTGAAAAAATCACCTGTTAAACTTATAGGACTATTGGTGCCTGTTTTTAAAGTTTGAACAGCTTTAGCCCAACTGCTATCGCCCCTTAGGAAAGTTCCTGTGTTGGCTGTGCCAATGGCTAATCTACTGGTATTAACTATACCACTAACTATGTTGCTGGCATCAATGTTATTGGCACTTAAACTGCTCCAGTTAATGGAAGTTTGGGAGCCAGTATTAACTGTTCCTACGATCTGTACGTTTTGTAAAGTAAATGTAGCAGTGCCACTTCCAGTACTAGATAAGTTTATGGCATTAACAGTTTGCCCATTAATACTGGATAACGCATCTGCCTTAAGTTGATGTAGTGTAAAACTATTTTCAGTTACAGATCCAATAAAATAAAAATTACCAGATGGTAGACCATTTGGCAATGCTGCACCTGTTAGACAAATAGGATCGCCTGTGACAAAACCATGTGCAGGCAAGTATACGGTGTCTTTAATAAGGTCAATTGCATTTACGGTTAAACTTTGCGTGCCTGTACCACTGCTAACAAATGAGATTTTATTTTGTATTGTATAATCACTACACAGTTCAACTGTGTTACTGTTATATACTTTAATATAATAAACAGTTCCGCCAACTAAACCACCTATGTTAGGGTAAGGTGAAGAAGTATATTTTACAGGATCACCATTAGACAGTCCGTGACTACTGATAGTTATTCTGCTATTGATATAATCAACATCCCCGCCCGAAGAAGCTGCGTTGAATGTTTTTGCACTGGTAGTTGTCAAAGTTAATGTATTAACCAGTGCATTGTTATCAAAGATATATTCTGGAACTACACTACTGGCTATGAATTTTTGAGATCCAACTGTGGTCACATACAGTCTTTTCTGTATACTGGTTACTCTGATACTAAATTGAACAGTATAAGTACCACCAATGTCAGTATATGCAGCACGTACTTGATCATTAACAGCGTAACCAGTACCGCCTCTAACCAAGTAGACATTAGTGACCGAGCCGTTGGTTACTGTGATGTCTGCGATGGCTCCTGTACCAGATCCAGTGATTGCTACTAATGGCACATTAGTATAAACTTGGAAACCTGAAGCTGGAGTATAGCCTGAACCACCTATAATATTTGTATTATCTAATGTGTAAAGTACACCATATCCTGTACCAGTTACATCGCCTATAGATTGATAGTTAGTACCAACTACTGATGTTATTCCTGTGAAGTCATAACTCTTTGAGGGATCCAATATTAAAAATTGACTAGGTTCTTGCTCCGATAGAATATAGTTAACAGTTTGACCAGTAGTAATTGTGCCTACATTACTAGGGGTAACTGATTGATTAGTATCACTTGGTGTGCTATCACCGCCTATGACCAATGTGTTTGTGGTATTAAACACAGCATTGAATGTGGCGTTTAAATAACTACCCACAGTTATTAAGGTTGCAGCAGCCACATTACCTATAATAACGCCTTTGGCTCCTGTGGTGTTTTGCTCAACTAATGTGCCATCTGCTGCTGTTATGGCACGATTTAAAGTTAACTCTTGTATACTATATGTTTCTGTTGCAAGATCACCGTTAAGTAGATTTACTGCCGGAATGTTTTGAACCTGTACTAATCTACTATCATAACCTTGACTGCGATAGCTTAAGAAGTTTCTTACAGGAGGAATAATATCAGCATTGAGCTGTCCCAAACTGTTTAACTGCGGAATAGCTCCGGACACATTATTGGTACTGACCCGTTTATCAATAAAGTCACCCAGTCTATTTGCTAGATAACTCTTTACTGCCAACTGTGTGCTTAGTCTTGTATCTTTAGGACCGCCTACTTCATTGTCGCCAAGGCCAATGTCTGTGCTAAATTCTTCGATGGTCACATTGCCCACGGCCAATCTCAGTGCGGCCAATGCACCAATTGTAACTGTGTTAGTAAATGTTACATTACCAGTTTTATTTTCAGCCTTAATGAAGTTACCAACTTTAAAGTCACCTAATTCATTAGTACCTGAAGTATACACTCTGCCTGGAAGATCACTAAACTGTTCGTATATGGGATCTCCCTTGCCTCCGTTTTGTGGCAAGGCATTATAGTCTGTACCGGATCCTGCATATTCCCAAGAGTGACTGCTACTGTTGACAATACTGGGTCTATGTAACCAAATCTGTTTCTCTGGCAATGTTCCTAAATTAACCAATTGAGTACCATTGGTCACTGGCAATATTTTTACATCTACTGTATATAATGTATTGATTGAATCAACAGCAGTTACTGAAATATTACTATTAGGTGAAGATGCATGATCGTAATTGATCACACTGGTATCATTGAATGGTCTTCTTGATATTACATTGTTTACAGTAACATAATCCAGACTGACTATCAATTCCTTTGTTAATATATCATAATTATAAACATATGCTCTATTTGGACTACCTCCAGTTGTGCCTTCTATAACTCTGCCTGTAACAAATTGTGTCGAAAAGGTTGCATCTAAAGTTAATTTTTGATAGTCAGTGTGGCTATCGACAATTGTGTCTACATAAAACTCTTTGACATTTTTAACAAATCTTTGTTGTCCACTGCTATTGCCTAATATATTAACTCTAGTAGTTAAACTATTATCATAAAATAACCCAAATTGATTTATAGTGACGAAATCTACATAATAAGTTTGTTCGTTGTTCAGGCCTGGGATAGTCGAATTACCGTTACTGTTATAAATTATTTTTTGACCATTTAATAATCCATGATTATTAATATTGAATACATTATCAACAAAATTAACATTAGAATTAGCATTAAAGTTCACATAATCGCTAGCTGATATAGGTTGATAATCAGCAGATATATCTCCTACATTACTAAAAGATATACTGTCTGGTGCTGATGCAGGATCATCAATAATGCCAATAATAATATCGAATTTTTCTTCTATTATAAATCCAATATTCAGTTCTGTTACAACTGCCGAGGCACGACCTTTTAAGTATTCAAATGCTGCTATGTTTTGCGCCTTTTGTGCTGTCAATGCAGCCACATCCGCATCGGCATAACTTCGACCTGCTTCAACTGATCTACTGTTGCCGCCTGTCAATACATCGTTGGCCACAGCATCAATCAACAACCCAACATCTCTATGACATTTGTCTTCGTCATAGACAAAGCTAGAAGTGAACGGGCTAATATTTCCACTGACTTGTGTAGATATCCAGGTTATAACTTGTGTTTGTAAAAGTGACTTATATTCTTGTAGAAGGAAATAGGCATTTTTATATACATTATCCCTAAATCTAATCACATAATCTTGTACAGGTAATTGACCAAAACCAATAGCTTGAATAGTTTGTTGTGCGCCACTAGTACCAGTGCCAACTACTACGCCTCTATTAAATGAGAATGCATTGGGACTATATCCACTGGCTCTGAGGGCATACTTACCAAAGTTAGTGGCACTGTTGGTGATACTTAAATATCCACCGCTTTGGCAATAGCTACCATTCAAGCAGAAGATTTGGAAGCAGCTAACAATCTGTGCATAAGCATCATTGATCACACGCCAACCTGTACCACCAAAACTTAACATGGTAAAGGCATTGGCCACCATGGATTTGCCCTGTTCTGGTTCTGGACCTTCTACTGGATTTTCTACTTCATTTGGATTTTTTGGTTTGTTAGGTGTGTTAACCTTGTTACCATCGATCAATACACCATTACCGCCTAAGAAACTGATAATACTACAGTTTTGAATATAGGGAGAAATTGTAATAGTAGGACGAGCGGTAGGCATATTGACATAGCCGGTTCTATCACAATTTGGATCTGTAGGATCGTCAAAGCTTACAGCATAATCAAATGTAAATTGCGGTGCTCCATTGACGTTTAGGTTATCCCTAAAAGTAAATCCAGTAAAGTAACATCCGTTACGTACACGTAACATGTCCAAGTTAGCATTTAGTGGACGAATGTTACAGGCTCTTAGTCCAGCACCTTGTACACTGACATTATCTGGAATAATAATAGGGTTGTCTTCGTAGTATTCACCATTAGCCACTGACACTACTAGTTTTTTATCATTAGGTTTGCCATTGCTATCATAAACAATACCACTGGCTATTTGCAGTGCTCTTTTAACTGTTTTAACTGGCTTGTTAATACCGTCGTTGTCATCATCGCCATAGACATTACTGACGTTTACTTTGCCTCCACCAAATGCATCTGGACTGACAAATTCCAATTCACCAGTGGCATTTTGTCCTAATACATAGCCATCTAAACCTAATGCTGTAGGCAATGTCATTGTGTAAGATGACAACAAGTAATCAGGTGCTTTGAAATTAACTGATGTTACACCATTTGTGGCAAGTTCTTTAAATTTAAGTTGGCCAGCATTGTTAATAATTTGTTCATTAGCTTTGATCGTTGTGCCGTCAACTGTGGATGGTGTTGTAGCCCCTATTGGAGTACTATTAATACTGCCGCCTGTAACTGCAACATTAGTAAAACTACTTGATCCAGTGCTAGTTACGTTGCCAGTTAGGTCTCCAATAAATCCAGTAGTAGCTGTGATTGTAGTACCCTTTACTGTAGTTGGCGTAGTGGCACCTATTGGGGTATTATTAATCTTACCACCAGTAATATCAATATCGCTAAAACTACTTGTTCCTGTACTGGTTACATTGCCAGTTACATTGCCAGTTAAGTTACCTGTGACATTACCTGTGACATTACCTGTGACATTACCTGTTAAGTCACCTGTAACATTACCAGTTAAGTTGCCAACGAACCCAGTTGTAGCTGTAATTGTAGTACCTTTTACAGTAGTTGGGTTGGTAGCACCTATTGTTGTAGTATTAATGCTACCACCTGTTACGGTTATATTACTAAAACTACTGGGACCAGTACTGGTCACATTTCCAGTTAGATCACCACTGAACCCAGTAGTTGCAGTAATAGTAGTGCCTTTTACTGTGGTTGGGGTTGTTGCTCCAATTGGGGTGCTATCGATATTTCCACCGGTTACACCAATATTGCTAAAGCTACTTGTTCCAGTGCTGCTTATGTCTCCGGTAACATTACCAGTTAAGTTGCCAGTGACATTGCCAGTGACATTACCTGTCAGGTTACCGGTAACATTGCCAGTTAAGTCTCCAATAAATCCAGTAGTAGCTGTGATTGTAGTACCTTTTACAGTGGTAGGAGTAGTATTACCTATCGGGGTGCTATCGATATTTCCACCAGTTACACCGATATTGCTAAAGCTACTTGTTCCAGTGCTGGTTATGTCTCCGGTGACATTGCCTGTGACATTACCTGTGACATTACCTGTGACATTGCCTGTGACATTACCTGTGACATTGCCTGTGACATTACCTGTGACATTACCAGTTAAAGCACCACTAAATCCACTAGTAGCTGTGATAGTAGTACCCTTTACACTACTTGGAGTAGTAGCACCAATCGGCGTAGTATTAATAGTACCACCTGAAATGGTAACATTGCTGAAACTACTGGGCCCAGTACTGTTTATATTTCCAGTAACTGATCCAGTAAAGGTTGCATTAAATCCGTCTGTGCCGTTATCCAATACCTTAACTTCATTATTGGCAATAATGTCACCCTTTAAATCACCTGTGAAACTACCTGAGCTGTTACCTTGAAATACTCCCACAAACTTATCTGTAGCAGTGATCACAGTGCCAGTAATTGTAGTCCCAGCAATAGGAGATGGTGTGGTCTTACCTATCTCTGTATTATCTATAGTACCTGGAGTACCTGTGGTTGAATAAATTGCTACTTCATTAAATGTGCTTTTGCCACTGCTATTAACATTGCCAGTGAATACGGCATTAGTGCCATCTGTGCCATTATCTAATATTTTACTTGTGCCATTGCTGGCATAAACATCGCCAGTCAAGTTACCCGCGACATTACCGGTAACATTGCCACTCAGTGATCCATTGAAAGAAGCATTCGATCCATCTGTGCCGTTTTCTAATACTTTTGTTACACCATCAGCAGCATAGATATCGCCGATTATGTTACCAGTAAAAGCAGCAGGAACAGTAGTACCATTGCCATTTTCTAATACTTTAGTTGTGCCATTGCTGGCATAAACATCACCAGTTAGGTCTCCTGCAACATTACCTGTAACATTGCCACTCAATGATCCATTGAAAGAAGCATTTGTGCCATTTGTGCCGTTTTCTAATATTTTTGTTACACCATCAGCAGAATAGATATCGCCGATTAATTTTCCAGTGAACACAGCATTAGTGCCATCGCTACCATTTTCTAATATTTTGTTTACACCGTCGGCAGCATAGACATCGCCAATAAGCCTGCCTGTAACTCCTGTGGTAGTATTCACTGTACCAGTAAACACGGCATCGGTTCCATCTGTGCCGTTTTCTAATATTTTTGTTACACCATCCGCAGCGTAAATGTCACCAATTAGTTTACCGGTAAAAGAAGCATTAGTACCATCTGTACCGTTTTCTAATATTTTAGAAGAGCCGTTGTTGGCATACAAATCGCCAACAAATCCAGTATTAGCTCTAATTGTTGTGCCAATAATTGATGCAGGTGTGATACTACCAATAATTGTATTATCAATATATCCACTGCTGATGTCAGCTCTAGTAAATGTACTTTGACCAGTGCTGGTAATAGTGCCGTTTACATGACCGTTAAAACTGGCATTTGTACCATCGGTGCCATTGTTTAAAATTCTAGTGCCATTTACTGAATAGATAGCACCTGTTAAATTGCCAGTGACATTGCCAGTAACATTACCAACTAAATTTGTACTTAATGCTTGGTCAAGGCTAATACTATTAGCTGTAATATCTCCAGCTACATTAAGATCGCCGCCTACTCCTGCTCCACCTGTAACTACTAAGGCGCCTGTGGTGCTATCCGTACTTTCTGTGGCAGATAAAACTCTAACATTTACACCGTTCTGAATTTCAAACAGTGCAGGACTTATGTTAACAGTGTTAGAACCATTATTATAAAATATTGTGTATGTTGGGTACTGATCTGTACCTGTAGAAACAAAAGTAGTTCCTAACAGGTTGGATAATTTACTAGAAGTTACAGCGTAGGTTAATTGATTCCATAGATTGATCCCGTCACCAATTTTAAAGTTCTTATTGGTTATGTCGACGCCGATTTCACCTTGAGCTAGTTTAGGATTAACTCTACTCCAATTTGCTGCCGTATCTCTTCGTAGCTGTATTTTTTTTGCCATTCTTGTCTCCAGCGATTTGCTTGGAGACTGACTCCAAACCGCCCATAAAACTATTTATTAAGAACGGCTTGGTTATTAACTAAGCTTAGGTCAATTGAATCCCACTGGTTTTGCTTAGGTATTGCTTGCCAATATCATCATCTGTGCGAGCAAAAGTGATAACTGCTGTTCTAGCAATGGCATACTCTTCTTCTGGTCTCACTGTCATCATGTATGGCACCATGCCCATACCCTGCTGACTCATCATTAACACACTGGGCTTGGTAATATAAAAATTAGCATCATCCTCACGTACATAACGACCGAGGATCTCTTCCCCGCTACTTACTTTGAAACTGATAATATCATTGTTTTTAAACTTATTTTCAACTAACATTTTTATCCTTTATATTGTTCGAAAAACTCTGCTGGCTTACTATCCAATCCTTGAAACCCGCCAGGCAATAAGGTAGTGCCATCAAAAATCTGTGGCACACTACGCAGGCCTTGATCCATTAGAAATTCTTTAGATGTGGGATCATCTTGTACATTGATTGTTTTGTAAGGTACGCCTTTACTTTCCAATAGGGCTTTGGCTCTGTCACAAAATGGACAGTCATATTTTGTATATACTGTAAGCATTATATCTCCTTTTAAGGATTATAACATGGGCAGCTCATCATAGTCAATACTGTCGCCCATAATTCCTATAACATAATTAGTCGATTCATTTTCCTGCAAAGCTGTCTGCTTTTTGCTAGTATCACTATGTTTATTGAACCAAGGAATAGGAGTAGTCTTGGGTGCGGGACTCATGTACTTTAGGCCAATGTCCTTTAAGGCTGCGGCTGCTGTATAATCCACAAAATCTTTTAGAATGTTGGCGTTCAATCCAATTACTGGACCTTTCATAAACAAATAGTCTGCCCAGGCTTTTTCCTCACGGATTACATCCATGTACATACCATACACTTCCTGTTCACAATCTTGTTTTGCTTGAGCAAATCTTGCATCTTCTTTTACTACTTGATTGATTAACCAAGCAGTCCAACCTTTGTGTAATAGTTCATCTTGTAGGATAAGACTAATAATATTGCCATTGCCAATAAAGATTTTATTTTCTACCATGGCTAGGCTTGTGGCAAATGACACCATAAATCTAAATGCTTCTAAGGCATAACTGGCATTAAGAGCAAGCCAAATAGATCTAACGTGTACCTTTTCACTGATTGCCTCGCCAAGCTCTTTATGACAATTAATTATGTGCAATTGATCATAATAGTTACCCACACTAGACGCCATTTCTACTATCTCTTTGGTATCATGGATAGTATTAAACACATCTTTAGGTACATTATAGATATTACGAATAATGTGGCTATAGCTACGACTGTGTATATTAGTTTCAAAGAAACTCCAATTATACATCAATGCTTCCATTTCAGGTAAACTTACACACGGCGTGAACACTTGTGCTGGACCACGTCCTTGTATACTATCCAATGCTGTTTGACGTAGCAAATTGCTGGTAAAGATATGTTTTACACTGTCACTGGCATCTTTGAAATCGCTGGCATCTTTGGTCAAACTGATTTCTTCTGGAACCCAAAAGAAACCACGTGCTGTCTGTTCAAAGTCTACAATCTTTTTATATTTTACTTCTTCGAAACGTTGTATGGTTACTGGTCCAGCTGGATCCAAGAACATTTTACGATTTAAATAGTCTGTCTTAGTAGTTAGGTTATATTGTTCTTTACTCATAATTTACAGGATTCGCAGTCCTCGTCCTCGATTAATTCTCTGTGATTGTCAAACCCGTTGTAGTGTACTTCGGGAGTGGGTTCGGGCATTTTACTACCCTGCTTATCTATCAAACTGTAATACAGTGTCTTCAATCCCCAAATGTGTGCTTGCATTAGGTTCTTAGCAATTAATGTGCTAGGCACTTTACGATCTGCAAAATGCTTGGGACTATAGAATGTATTGGTACTGATGCTTTGATCCACATAGGCAGCCAATACTGCTGCTGTTTTCAAATAGCCAACGCAATCTCGTTGTTCCCACATAAGTTGATAACGATTTTTAAGTCTATGATACTCTGGAACAACTTGAATGAAACTGCCTGCTTTACTTTCCTTCACACTGATTAGGCTCATGGGCATTTCAATACCATTAGTACTGTTAATGACCACACTACTGGACTCCACCGGAGCAATAGCCATCAATGTGGCATTGCGTACACCGTACTGTTTCATATTAGCACGTAAGATTTCCCAATCAAGTTCTGGTGTAAACTCAGCTAATTCATTTACAGCACTGGCTCTGAGTTCCCAAGGAAAAATGCCTTGTCCATATCTTGTCTTATGACTGTCCTTACATGGGCCACGTTCTTTGGCCAACTCCACAGTGGCTTGAGTTAAGTAGTAGGCTTGATGCTCCATCCAACTTTTAACATCTTGTAAGGCATCCTTATCACCATACTTATAGCCGCGCTTGGCATGCCAATAGGCCAAGTTAGTTACTCCAATGCCTAATGGTTGGATTTCGTCATTGCTTAGTTTAGACTGAATACTGAGGAAGTCCTGATAATCAAGGATGTTGCATAGGCTGCGCTGGAGAATGCGACAAGCACGGCGCATATCCTCAGGATTTCTGAACGCACCCCAGTTAATCGATCCCAAGGTACAAAGAGCGATACGGCCATCGCTGTCATCCAAACGCTTAAAAGGGCGAGTAGGAAGTAGAATTTCACAACAAAGATTACTCTGGTAAATTGTATGATAGTCAGGATCAAATGGGCCCTGCTTCATTACGTTATCAATGAACACCAAGTAGATACGTCCTGTATCTGTGCGTTCTTTTAATATGCCACTTTTGAATACTTCTTCAGCACTAATAACTTTTTTACGAAGACCTGCTTGATTTTCGTATTTTACATAGAGCTCTTCGAACTTTTCTGTATTGGAGTAGAAGGCTTCGTAGAGGTCCGGTACTTGGTTTGGGTCGAAGAACGTAATATTTTCTTTGTTCTTAAACCTACGCCAGAAGAATGCTGAGAGTACGACACCATAGTCCATATGTCTGACTCGGGTTTCTTCTGTTCCTTGGTTATTTTTGAGCACAATAAGGTCATCAAATTGGTGATGCCAGATCGGATAGAACACAGTCGCTGAAGCATTTCTAATCCCTCCTTGTGAACAGGATCTAAGATCCCCAAACCATTTCTTTAAGAACGGAATCATGCCAGTATGCATGATCTCGCCTCCCCTAATTGGACTACCTAATGGACGTAGTCTCCCAATCTCTAATCCAATGCCAGCACGTTTGCTAGCATATTTAGCCATCATTTCGCCTGAGGCAAAGATGCTGTCTAAATCGTCATCACTGCGTATGAGAACGCAACTACTAAACTGCTTAGTAGGGGTTCCGAGACCAGCCAATACTGGAGTTGCCAAAGTAAATAACCCATCACTGGCTGCATTGTAATACTCCCTAATATAACGCATTCTAGCACTCAAAGGCTCTTCCTTATGAAAGATAGTTGCTGCCGCAATAATATAACGAACTTGTGGTGTTTCATAAATTTCTTTAGTACTACGATTACGCACAAGATATTTTTCAATTAGCTGTTCAATAGCAGCATAACCGTATTCCTCATCACGTTCATGTCGAACAAAGGAATCAATAGTATTCCAATCTGCCTCAGTATACCATTTTAGTAGTTCAGGCGTATATAGGCCTATTGCTACATTGCGTTTAACTATATCATAGAGCCTAGGAACATCATAGCTGCCGTATACATCTTTGCGTAGCATACTGAGACGTTGCTTCCCCGCCACATATTGATAGTTAGTATTGCCCGTATCTGGATTACTTTCAATATCAATCAAATCAACGATAGCACGTAAGGTAATTTCATCAATTTCCTTAGTGGTAATACCATCGTAAAAATGCGGCTGTGCTTTGATCTCTATCATACTTTGACTAACATCAGCTACACCACTGCATACTTTGGCAATTTGTGTCTGCCATTTGCTTAAATCTAAAGGAACACTGACCCCGTTTCGTTTCTTGACTGTAATTTTATTCATAGATTGACTTTTTAGAGTTATTTTACAGTAATATTAAAATTATTGCTAATGTTAGTTAGCTCAAAATCTTATATGTGTAAGTAAGTTTGGCTTGATCGCCTTGGCTAAGGGTTTCCCCGTTATATTGATAAAACACTTCTACAACATATCTTGTTCCAAAATATGTTCTAGAGCTAGCGGTAAAAATTAAATGAGTATCTTCTATTGTGTAATCATCTTCGGAGCCTACTCCATGATAATCATAATCATCTATGAGTTCTATTGAAGGCGTATCATCGTCGTTACGATTGTTTGCATCTGCTAAAATTGATAATTTACCTCTTCTTATTCTACTTCTATTAGTGCTTTGATAAAGATACTCGACTTCCAAATGGCAAGTCTGTGCAATAGGTAGTCTAAAAATATTAGTAGGAGTTGTTGTATACTCTAATAATTTTACATTAGTGAAGGGATTTGTATAATTGGCCTTGGCAATTACTTCGCCAATATAGGGTCTAGGATAAAGATCATTGGATAAATCAGTATGTCTGTCTGAGTTGTCATTACTAACTAGATTTCCCGGAACATCAAATTCTACTACACCATAAGCAGAATTGAAACTATTACCAAAATTATCACCAACTAATGTGAATTTGTTTTGACTACTGACGTTCCCTGATCCATTGTATATTTTAATACCTTGTTTTTGAATATTTTTAAAAATACTGTTTGAAATAGTATTGTTTCTGGGACCATATATTTGTCCATAGGAGGTTAGATCAGCACCTTGTCCAAAATTTATTGCTACTTCATTGGTAGAAAATTTACAATTTTGAATAAAATTCGACTCAATATCCCCTTGTGCATTTATACTAACTCTAAATTTAGAAATATCAATATTGTTAAACTCGTTATCATTGCAAGTAATTAATTCTGTAGTAGACAACATATCAAAAGCCTTACTATTAGAAAAATTCTGACCTTGAATATTGTTAACCCAATTGCCTTTTATTTCTAAATCACTAAATTTACTGTTCTTTACAGAATTCATTGACATTGCTGTGGTATTGGTATTGTCTACAATTAAAGTAAATCCGGTTAGGGTAACAAATCTACATTGATTGTCGCCCGTATTAGCTGGTGTTGAAGACGAAGTTGTGTCATCGTTAACTAATTGAAAAGCTGTTCCTGTGCCTGTATACTTAAAAATAGTCCTCCCACAACCAGAACCCACAATATGTGTAAAACTGTGAATTCTTATAGTAGTATCAAACTCATATGTTCCAGGCCCAAACTCTAATATGGCTCGTTTATCTAATGAAGACTTATATAAGTAATCAATGGCTGTTTGAATATTATCAGCCATAGTTTTATTCTTGCTAGGACGAGTGTCATTGAAACTAGAAAAATTTACTCTTTCGTCTAGCCTATCTTGAACTGTTCTAGGCGGTAAAGTAAGATCCTTCTTATAAACGTAATCAGCAATATTTAAAATATTACGTTCGCCAATAAGATCTGCACCTGTTAATATTCTAGTATTTCCAACCGCCGGAGCTCCTTCGCTAATTGCTCCGTTACCAATGTATAATTGTTGAGTATCTATGGCCCAGGCCATTTCCCCACTGGCTAATTGTGGTATACCTGTTTCAGTATTTTCTCTTCCACGACGGACCTGTATTCTGGAAATTTGTACTACGGCCATATAATTATCCCCTTGTAGGATATTTATCAGATGTTCGAATAGTATTCTTCTAGTCTATTGAACCAACGATCAGTCCAATAATCAAAATGTTCTGGTAACAGTCGAAACTCTTGATACTCGGGCTCGCCCCATTGACCTGGTGCAATCTCTGGTGGCTTTACACACATCATGATAACACCTTTACGTATGTTGGTGCCATGTACTTGATTATGTGCTAGAGCATAGGCAGTGAGTTGAAGAAAGTAATCGTCAACCCATTCTATTTTCTTTGGCTTATTAGTCTGTTTGAAGTCCAATATACTTTCTTCACCCTGATGTAGGCCCACACAATCGGTAGTACCTGCATACAATTCAGGATAGTACAAAGGCACTTCGCTACCCCATATTTCTGTAATATGTCCAAAGCCTTTCTCAATGACCTTTTTGGCCATTACCAAACTTTGTTGTGCATAAGGATTAGAAACCGTGTCTTTAATGCCTTCGCCCTTGACATAACGTTCAAGGAAAGTGTGCATACGAGTTCCACGATTGGCTGCTTCAGTAGTGATCTGTTGAGCCTTGGCTTCACCTACACTACGTCGCCAATTGAGTAGTGCTTGTTTGGCTTCTTCTGGTTTGGTTTTATCTAGTACAGTGGTAACGCTGGGAACTTTGGTTCCGTCTGGGCAAGCGTATAAACGCTTGCCTGTGCTGTCATCTCTGGATAATTTGGTATATTGATATCGTTCTATTAGTAAAGTCATTCCGTATTATACTACAGAGTTAAAGATTTGTCAACCTATTCTTTTTGCCGTTGCTTTTTTAGCCATTTGGCTCACTGTGCTCTTGCCCGTTTCACCACCACTTTGTTGACTGGCTGTTTCCTTACTGGTCTTTAACTTGACTCCTTGCGGATCAAAACTACATATTTCTTTGAAACTGGGATTGGCATCGAACCTAGGAGCAAACTTGTCTACACTATCAATGCGCTGTCCTATGGCATTTTGTGTTTCATTACCAAGAGCTCTCCAACTAATAATTTCTGGATTGCCTCTGCTATCGGCGGCATTTTTCTTTGCCACCAATAGGTCAAATAACTTATCAGTGGCTTCTGTTACTTTTTTTTTTGGAAGTTAGGATAGTGGCCAACTTGCGGCTGTACATACTTTCTCTCATGGCACGGCCAGCTGCTCCACCTTCTGGGGCTGCACCTGCTGCCTCCTCTGGAGGACCTTCTTCAGCACCCATGCCACCCATGCCACCTGCTAGTCCAGGACCAGCACCCATGCCACTTGGAGCTGGGCCACCTGTGCCTGTTAAGATGCCAACAGCCTGTGCTAGTGCCTGACGATTCTTTTCCAGTGCCAAATAGATTTCATCCAATGCTGGACGAACTGTCTGCTCAAATTGTGTACTGGTGTCGCTGCCCATTTCATCTCTTATAGAGTCTAATAAATCTAACATAGCTTCTGATTTCATTGAAGCAATATCTTCTAACCAGCCTGTAATACGATCAACCATGTCCTTACTGGCCATGATTAGTTCTGCCTTTTCCTCTTCGCCTTCTGTAATAATTAAATCTCTTACAACACTCTTAGCTGTGGTCTCGTCTAGATCATAACGTACGATTAGTTCGCTAACAACTTCCTCATCAGCATCACGTTCCATCATTAAACGTTGTCTTGCGTTCTGAACCCAGCCTCTATTTAATCCATGTCCTTGTAGACGACGCATGGCATTGTGATATTCTTTTAGATTCTTCATCTTTTTCTTCTTACCTCTAGTACCCTCTTCCACATCATCTTCTTCACGTGTTTCACGCTCGGCAATTTCTTGATTGATCACATCAAGAAACATTTTGTTCTTTTGATACTTGTGACTGCTTAATACACTGTCATAACTCTCATTAGTTTCAAATTGACTCTGAGCAGTTCTTAGCTTGTTTCTTGCATCATGCAATTGCTCTGTGGTAAAGCGCTCGAGGTTAATGCTGTATCCAAACTTTTGGGATAAACTTTCATTAAGTTGTCTACTGGTAAGTGGTTTATGAAGATCTTTGATATTCATACTGGGTTCCTAAATATTTAAGTTATTTATCTAAATGACGTAGCAAACGCATTGCTTATTTTATCACGATAGTAGTCTGCTCGATCTCTAGTCAATTCGCCTCGCCATAAGTATAAATCTCTTTTGACTAGGTCTTTGGTTTTCTTATATAGCTCTTTAAAAGTCAAATGATCGTTGTAATTGGCCCAATAGTGCTCGTCTAGTATTTTAGTTTCAATTAATAGATCAATTCTATTTGTTCTATGATAGTTAGCTGCCAGCAATGCGCTACTTTTTAAGTTAAAGTCGTCTATGAATACTTTGCTTTGATTCTGTATTCTACTCAGTGTCCAGCTGGCATCTTTGTTCTTTTTAATAACATAGTTCTTGTAGGCCACACTGCCATCTGGCAGTATAGTCAATGGCATTATGTCATTGACTTCTTCCAAAAACTTTTCTAATTTCTTAGCGACTTGCTTGATAGTCATTGGCTACAACCTTTGGATCCTTATGCCCTATCTTGATCAACAAGTGCTTACGTATCATTACTTCGGCTATTTGTTGTTCGCGTTGGGGCATAGTACTTAGCAAAGTAGGCCTAGTTAGTTTGTCTAATAAGGCACGTTCCTCGTTAGTAGTATAGATTTCAAAACTCTTTATCAGTTCGTTGATTTTCATCTAAGTCCTGCAATACGTAGCATAGCTGTTAACTCTGAGCTTTCTTTAACTGCTGGATTTTGTTTTTGAAAAGCTGCAAATTTTTTAGGATCAACGCCTGTTCGCTCTGCACTAGCATCCACACCAACAATAGAATCAGCAGCTGAACCCTGTGCAGTCATTGTCTTAACACCAATTGGGCTTTGTTGAACTCTAGCAGTAGTGTCGCCTATTGTGGCTGTTGTGTCTGAAGATCCATCTTTGTTCTTTCTCATAGTTAAGGGACCTTGACGATAGGTCATGTCGCCGTTGTCGTGTTGTGTCACACCGTTAAATGAGATATCCTCATCCGTCAAGTCAGAAAGAGATTTTTCTGCTTCTTTTAAATAGTGCTTAAATGTTTTCATCTAAGTCCTGCAATACGTAGCATAGCTGTGAGTTCTGGATCTTCTCTAAGTCTACTTTCACCTGTTGTAGTGTAATCAAAAGCACCTTGCTGAGGTGGTGCTGCTTCTGGTTTTGCTGCTCCTGGTGGGGGTTGGAATCCGCCTGGTTTT